TTTAGGCGTCTTAGTAGCCGCTGTAGTTGCCCACGAAGCTAAACCACGAATTGGGTTAAACGTTCCACCAGCAACAGTAACACCAGTACCACGTAACAACGCAGTATCGATTGAGTTAGCAATACGTTGAGCCATATGACCACGAACGATTGGAAGAATTGGAAGCAATGCATCCTCATTCTCTTCATAACCGATGTATTCCTTAGTTACTAACTTATGAGCTGTTAGTGATATTTCATTAAGGTTAGTTGAAGCTTCAGAACCAGTTGATGCTGCGCCACGGTAAGAACCTGAATGAATCCACTCACCAACACCTGCACCAGGGTTAGTAGGGATACGCATAGTCTCAGTAGACATAGTGATGTTATCAAACATAGGAGCTACAACTAAAGATTGTTTAGCTACATCATATACGTTTGAATTGAACTCAGTTTCCCAATCTGCATCATCAACACCATGTTGACGGCCAGACTTAGTTACTAGGTTATCAAAGTACTTAGTACCCTTCATATCACGACGTAAGATTTTAGACAACAATACTGAATTCATCTTCTCTTCTGAAGTGATTGCATTAACCTCTTCTGGAGTAGCGAACTGCATCTTAGATACACGTAAAGCTTCTAACTCATCTTTGTTTTCTTTTAATTCAGCGTGTAAACCATCTAAAATATCTTTTAAAGATGCTTCTGAGTCCGCTGCACGTTTAGCAACTTCTGCTTCTAAACGTTCTACACCAGTTGAAATTACTTCAATGTGTGTTGCTTGTGCCTTTTGGGCAGCTTTAGTATCAGCTTCTTGTGTTGCTTTTACTTCAGCTTCGATTGCTACTTGCTCAGCAATTGCTTTATCAGCAGCTGCTTTTTCCATAGCTTCCATTTTGAGTGTTAACTCTTCTAATTTATCCATTTTTAATTTCTCCTTAAGGATAGTTTCATTACTTGCTTCTGAAGATTCATCAACGATTGTTTCTGTTTCCTCAGCTTCAATGTACTCTTTTTTAAACTCTGCATAGTCTTCACCTAAAGCTTTTGCAATGCTAAAAGTAGAGTCTTGATTTGCAGGTACTGATACTACCGAAATTTCTAGTAGTTCCAAATCTTTGATATAAAATACATCGTCTTCTCTGTCATAATCTGCGTCCTTGATGGAAAATCCAACGCTGAAAGTCTTGAGAATACCGTCTTTAATCAAAGAGTATACGTCGCCAGCTGCAGAAGATATTTCTGCAACCACTTCCAAACCTTTATCAGTAACACTGTAATCTACAGTAGTACCAATTGGTTTAGAATGATTGTGATATGCTAATACAATCGGATTTTTTAAATAATTGTCCATTCCGCCCTTTAACCAAGCAGCTTGTTCAATTATATCTCCTGAACGATCTTTGACCGTCGTATTTGCATATCCCTTTATTTTTAAAACGTCATCGTCACTACTTGATTTCTCAAAGGTTCCGACTAGGTTTAAAGTTTTATTAGTCATGCTAATCTCCAATTTGTTTGAGATGGCACTGATCCACTAACACTTACAATTATACCAGGATTTTGGAATTTTGTCAAGTGAAAGTTTTAATTCCTAATTCTAGAACTAAGATCTAGTACGCTTTTGTCATCTCCGCCCTCTGAGGGTTTTCCTCCTACGGCGGGGTTTGCTGAGGACCCTGCAATGTTTGCAGGAATCTGTCTTTCGTCTCCACCCTCTAGAGCTTCTAAACGTAATTTAGATCTAGCCTCGTTAGGGGTCATTATACCAGAGTTAACAAGGGTGGATAAATAAGAGGCTTGATCTTTTACTTCGGGTAGTAGCGCGCTAACTGTTTCAGTAATTGGTGTAATATTATACCCAAAATGTTTTCTCATTGCTGCTGAAAATTTCAGAACTAATGGGATAACTGAAGTTTGATACATCAATCTCATATTAGGTTTAATATTTGCGTTGTTTCCCCCATCTAAAAGAATTGGTGGAACTCCTAACGCTTTTAAGATTCTCTTTTCATGTTCTTGTACAGCGTTTTCAAAGTCCAAGTCCTTAAATGTATTATCAACCATAGGTTTAATATCTAAGTCACCATCAAGAACTACAGGTCTACGACCTCCGTGTTCTGGATTATATTTTTGTGCCCAAGAATCCAAAAGTCGTTGTTTCATTTTGTTCGATAACACATTTGGGCTTTTTAGTATTAAGCCGGGAACTGCACCATTCTTAAAGAAGTTAGTTTGAAACTTTAACATCTTAGAAAGACGGTCAATAGATCCGTAAGCAGCCTCAAGTCTTGAAGTACCTCTAAAGATACTGTCTGCTGCGTTGTCTCTTATATGAATGATTTCAGTAGCTTTAAACACCACCTGGTCGTATTTATACTCTTTTACAAACTCTTTTTTGTCCGCGACGATTTCTACTGACTTCGATGGTAGGTGATATAGGTGAGCACCATCATAATATACGAAGATATTTCCATCGACTAAAAAATCTACGAAACACGCATAGGTGAGCCCCATCATAATATACGAAGATATTTCCATCGACTAAAAAATCTACGAAACACGCACGTTTAAACGTATCTGCGCTTTGGTACGGGTTTGGTGCGTAATTAATTAGAGTGTCTAATTTCTTTATTCTAATTGTCTCTGTTGCAAGGCCATGAATCCTATCACCCACATCGAACTGCAGCTCTGCTGCCGAATCGGCGATTAGATTGATTCCTCTATTCACAACCTCTATATCATCATACGCATCAGCTGCACGTCTATGTGCGGAGTAGTCTGTGAATATGTTTTCCCCTTGATCCGATACAATACTTCCTTGTGCCGGGTTTAATTTTTGTACTAAGTTATTTAACCAACTCATATTTAATCCTCTGTTTCTCAACCCAATTAGGTTGTTTCTTTGCAGTTGCTAAAGATGGGCTCTTACCGTAAACTCCATGCAATTTAATGTGATGCGGATGACACAATGTTACTGTGGCCTCATATACTTCTGTATGATGTTCCTCAATAAATTGGTCGCGAATCGCCATAATTTCTTCTGGGGTTCTAGGGTTATGCTTGTTTCTAGCTAACCATTTATCTAGCATCTCACTCATCGAGTTGTAATGATGAAAGTCTAACTTCTCACTACTCCCGCAAATCGCACAAGTATCCGCTTTGTGATACTGTGATTTTGCTCGGTCTCGAACGTACTTTACTAGGTCTCTTTTTAATGCCATACTTTTTTCCTTAGTTATTCTGGCCGTTCTTTCCTACATATTTCAACTTACTTTTTATATCTGATAGCTTTTCATTCAATGCTTTATCTCGCGCTTCAATCTTTGCTAGTTCTACCATCACTTCTTGGTGTAGCTTAGGGAAGTCCATTCTGAACTCAGTGTTCAAACTAACTTCCGCCTTCATTGCTCTAAGATTAGCATCCATAGTGGCTGCCCACCAAACCATTGTCATTATCTGTAAAAACATGCCCGCAAGCATGCCTATAGCAGAGTTCTTGAGCCATTTAGGTAATTCTGGCTCCCTTCTGTATAAAGTCTTTACGTCGTTTCTTAATAAAGCGACTTCAGTCTCTAATGAGGTTATTTTTTCTTTCATGTTAGCTCCATATGTCCAGCGTGCGTGTATAGCGCGTACCGAATTGCGTCTGCCATATGAGAGAAGTGGTCATGAAGAGGACGTTCTTTTAGGAGATTTTCACGAGGGTCCCATCTGTAGTTATCAAACGTTTCTATTACGTTTTTACAGTTTTGGTCTACTACTATCCTTCCAGTTTCGACTAACGCAGATACGAACCCGATTCCCGGCAAAACTGCTTTCTTAGCATTGATAGTGCTAATGTCGTAGTTTATTGCGAAATCGTATCTTGTCTGCGCTGCAGCCGAATCGATATAGATAAAGTCTAACTCGTACTTATCATCCATTCTTTGAATCTGCTCTGCGTGATAGTTGGTCGTCTGACCATTTTCTTCATACTCGTCTATAAAGTAGAAGATGTTTTCGTCAGGGTCGTGTGCAATAACACACAAGGCAGTTTCATCTTTAAATCCTAAATCTAAGCCCGCAACCATATCTAGTTTACTAAAATCCCTTGAAGACAAGTCCTGTATTTGATTCTCATCAATAGGCCAGATCTGTCCTTCAAACGTATTAAATTCTGCTAAATACTCCTGCGAGAACTCGGCTCTTGACATCGAGTTCTTTGCTTCGATAATGTCCGCTTCTTTAACTCTAGGGTTTTCCCTATAGTCGGAGTGGATTGACGCCCACAGCGGATATTCATCTGACCAACCACGGTCATATAGTTCTTTAAACCAATTACCTTTACCACGAGGTGTACTAATAAATATAGCTTTCGAATTATTAGTATCCAGTGTGGGGCGTAATTGGATGTTAAATGAATCCATGCCTTCAGCTAGTGCAGCCTCATCATATAAAATGAGGTCATACGAACGTCCAACAACCGAGTCAGCCTGGGTAACAGAACCGATTCGGACCGAAGATCCATTTGTCAATGTTATAACTTTNTCNTTTGCATTATCTTTCAANACCTCAATATCAAATTGTTTTATAAGTTGACGTTGTAGTTCAAAAGAAATATTGGATAAGCTATAGTTTGGGGACATTATTAGGACATTACATCCAGGTACTAATGCCACCAGCTGGGCAATAACGTTCGAGATGAACGTCTTGCCAGTTCTTCTACTAAGACAAGCTGTTACGAACCTATATTGAGGATCGTTGATAGCATTGATTAGTGCGATTTGGGGACTAATAGGTTCTATATCTAAAAGTGTTAGGTAGTTTCCTATTGGTAGTTTGATGAATCTCTCATCTTGGGGGAACTCAACAATTTCGGTCGTGTTGATATTCGTGCTGCTAACTTCTAGCATATATTATTTTCCTTCAATTACATCCTTATCACCTAGGAGCTGCTTCATCAACCGACCGTAGTTGCCTTCACCCATTCCTTCGTTAATTTGAACATTTGTTTGATTTTGTATTTCAGGAGCCTTATGTAGTTTCTCGTAGTCTACCATAGCTTTCATCTCTTCCATGCGCATCTTGTGTGCCACTGTAAGGATGTCTAAAATATCTTTTGAAGAGCCTATTTCAGCTTCTTCTAGTTCTTCCATCTTTTTGTCAATAATAGAGTCCATAACCTTTCCTAAGGCTACGCGATTTCTATACCCAGAGTCTAGGTACGCTTGATCAATATAGGCTTTGACCTGAGGGTCTCGTAAATGTTGTGTTACGTCTT